TTGCTTTATTTCCTCATCTATCTCTTTTAATAACGCTTTCTTCTTTTCAATCTTCTTTCTAGCTCTGATTATCTCTTCATCGGTCTCTTCTGTCTCATCTACACTATCATCATCACTTTCAATTTCAACAAGCTTTCTTGGCCGACCTGGACGACGTTGTATCGAACGAGGTTCAATTTTTGCCTCTCTCTCTTTCTTCTTGTATTCCTTGACCTTGATTATTTTCATTGATTTCATTTTTTCTTCTTCATTGGCCTTTCTTTTCTCTTCACGAGTAATCATAGCCTTTTCTCTGCCTGCTTTCAATATCTCTAACATTTTTGCTTTGGTTTCTTCGCTTTTATATACGTGAGGTCTTTTCATCTTCTCAACAAGCTTTCTAGCCTCTTTTGGTGTCATTTCAACAACATTAGTCTCTGGTTTCGGTATATTAGCTTCATATGCTTCATTTGAGACAATAATTTCTTTTCCTGGTTCAACTGACAAGTTATTCTTTTTGCCCTTCGGCCTTCCTCGTTTAAACACATCCCCTAAAACAGAGGGATTTGCCTCTATAAATTGTTTAAGAAAACTTAAGTCTAAATTTGGTTTAGTCTCTGTAGTCATTGTATATTATTTAAATATAAGACAATAAAAAAGAAAAAAAATTTATTTTTTCTCTTCATATTATAAAATGAGTGCTATATATGGTGGAAAAGATTTAAGAGACGATGAAATTAACTATAAGCCTTCCCTTGTTTATCCAAGTGATATAATCGCCTTAAAAAAAGACTATATGGAACCTGATGACATAAAAAATTTATTGAAAATCGAATTTGAGACTAGAAAAAGTCTCAAAGACAAAGAAGTTCCAAAACTTGTTTTAGACCCTGAAATAAGCAATGAAGAACGTCGCGAAAGACGATTAAAAAGCCATAAACCTGATTTTTGCGGCTCTTGCGGAAGCGAAATGAGGCTCGATGACCTGAAATATTGTCATAATAAATCCTGCCAACGAGACCCATTTTATAACCCTCACAATCTACCTATTGGAGGTGAAGGAAAGTCTATTCAAGATTACGATAAAAAGAAGCAAGAAGAATATTATGACCTTCCATATTATGACCCTTATAATCTTACAATTAATTGTAAAAACGTTAGATATATACCAACAGGCGCTACAGGTCCAATTAGCCCATTAGAATCACCTTACTCAATTGAAAAGAAGGAACAAAATCTAGTAATGGCAATTACACAGCTTGCTTTGAAGCCGGATGAAGAATGGGAAGATTTTCAACTCTTTAAGGAGTTTATCAAACTAAAATATAGTAAATAAACATTTTATTATCTAATTGATATAATAAAATGAGTTCAACTCTCTTAACAAGTTATAATTTTTACATAAATTCGTCTCAAAGAAGTCAGGGTGTTCCATCCGATTATAACGTATATTTAACAACACCGTTATATCTGAATGGTATCGTTCCAAGTGAGTTTCGATTTGTGATTCACTACGTTCAAGTTCCCTTTTGTTTCTCACAATTTAATCAATATAATTATACAACAAGCTACTCACTTGTTAGAAATAATATCACATATACTTCATCGTTCAATATAACAACAGGAAACTACAATGTAAATACGTTCATTACGGAATGGATTAGGGCTTTAAAAGCATCTTTAACATTAGTAGCTTCATATACACCTCTTATTACAGGAACATACTCGGCCGATACAAATCTTATTACTTTCTCAATGCCAAGTGATAGCTTTGCTGATACAGTTATTACATTTCAAAATACAAGCAACAAAGCAGTGAATTTAGCTCTTGGATTTAATAAAAGTTGGACTTTGGCTCAAAATTCTTCAACAACCAGTCAAATAGACGTTAATGTATCGCCAAGTAGAAATTTATATCTTACAAGTGATACGCTTATTCAAAGTAAAGCTTTTGACGCCTTAACAACATCGATATCAGTATCGCCTGTTTTGGCCGTTATTCCAATTACAGTGGTCCCAAATAATTATATAACATTCTACTATAATCCCCCAATCTCATCAATATTAAATAATACAGTTGTTGATAAGCTAAATTTTCAACTCAAAGATGAGAGTTTGAGTAGAGACCTGGTTGATTTTGACTTAGATTATACTATATATTTTACAATAGAAGAACACAGGAGTGATTTAGAAAAAAATCAGCCAGTGAATACTTTAAGTGTAAATCCAAATAGATTGAATGATATAGCAGGACCTCAAGAAATACCAGCAATACCTCAAGACCAAATTGATAGAAGACAGAGATTGATGCGCGCTAGAGAAAAGGTATCTAAAAAATTGGTAGATTTAAAGGATGAGTTAGAGAAAAGTATATAAAAAATTAATTAATATCTTTTTGATAAGTAAAATGTTAAAGAAGCCATCGTTATTATTAGGTTTGAAAACAGGACAACCTATGTTGGATATAAATAGAAATACACAACCAGATTATAGAGGTATTCCGCCTTTACCGCCAATGTTTTTTCAACAAGGAGGAATTATTGATAATTTAACAGATAGAGGTCAAAACGTGAGAAAAGGAAACTATTTTCAACGTAGAATGTAAAAAAAATTTTTATTTTCTTTTCAATGAGTAAATAAAAATGTCATCAAACATAGCAAATCTAAAAGATTATACATACGAAATGCAACAAGACGATGGTGTCAATGCTGTTCCTCGTTCAATGAATCCAGCTCGTATTGCGAGACCAGTTCAATGTTCTAAACAAATTAAGAACATTTCTGCTATTTCTGGTTCAACAGCTACATCGGGTCAATTATCCCTCATCCAACTTCCATTCGGGGCTGGTTCTGGATTTATGAAGCCTGGTTCCGCTTATTTAAGATTTAGATATCAAGGAACACAAGCAGCAGAAGGTTCTCACGGTTTTAAAGGGTCAGTGCCTTCAGCTCAAGCGTTAATTCAACGTTTAACAGTCTCTCAAAACTCTAACATTGAGTTAATCAATGAATATGGTAGATTAATGACAAACGTCGTTTATCCATTAATGACATCCGCTGATTATATGAATAACATTGCTATTCAAGAAGGTGGTATTGGCTCAAATGCTTTAGTATCATTTCCGTATGCGACAGGTGCTACCCAATCTCAAGATGGCTACTTAAACTCTCAAGATGCGAGATATACATTCGCTCAAACAACACCAGGTATCACAACAGCTATTGAATTATCTGTTTCTTTAGCATCCGGTTTATTAAACAACAAGGAATTAAGTATGATTCCGCTTGAACTTATGTCATCACCATTAACAATTCAGGTCGATTGGTGTAGCGTAAATAATGCGATTTACGGAATTACACAAGCTACAACAGAATTTACTTGTTCTAACGTTCAATTATGTTATGAAAGCATAAATCCGCCTCAACAATACATTAATGAATTACGTGCTGGTTTAGCTTCAGGCAAAGTGTTCTCTATACCATACACAACAGTTATCAGCGCTCAAACATCCAATGCTTCAACAGTCTCATATAATATGTCTTTAACATCATCATCTGTTGAAAGCTTCTTTTACGGTGCTTTACAAACATTCAACTTAAACAACTCAACATTAACATCAGGTTGGTTCTCTTGTGCTACAGGTGCGAGTGATAACAGCGATAGAACAACAATGAATCGTAGATTATACGCTGATGGTTCTTTAGTAGCTCAACAACCAAGTATCAATAGTGATACATTATTATTTAGAGAATTAATGCGTGCGGTTCAAGGTGGTTTTTGTGGAACCGATGTTTATAACACAGTTCCATTCTCAAACAGAGGTGCGAACACAAAACAACCAGGTTCATTCCGTTCCAGTTTCTATGCTGGAGGTTTCAACTTAAAGAACTTCAATGAAGCCAACTTAACAATGGAGGGTATCCCGGTATCTATTCTTAACTTCCAAAAAGATGACTACTCAGGCGCTGATGGTATTTTATATATGTATGCTTTTGTGTCCCAAATCGCTTTAATTGACGCATCAGGCAGTATTTCTATTGTTCGTTAATCAATCTATTTCTAGGTAGTGCTTATGGCGCGACGACCTTTTTTAATATTTTTATATTATCTTCTTTATAATATAAAAATGATACGACGAGTTAAACGATTTTTAGGTTTCAATTCCGAACTTCCAAAGAAGCAACAAGATTTTCTTGATAAAGATGGAGATACGAAAATTACTTCTCTTAAAGTAGTTCGCGCGCCTATTTATGAGATAGTTAGACAATTCTTAAACGTCATCTCATTAGGCCTTTTCAATAAGCTTCAACAGAAAGTTGGATATGATAAATTATATCACTTATCATTAGTAGTCAATAATGCTACACGCATTGAGAAAAACGAACAAATAAAAATATCACCTTATCGAGATATGAAAGACGAACAAACAATGGAAGTCCCTTTAAGAGGAAGGGATTTTACAATAAAGGAATTGATGGATAATACATCTAGAGTAATGGGTGATAAATTTCTACCTTATGACGCGTTCGAAAATAATTGTCAAGATTTTATAATAGGTATATTAAGGGCTAATTCACTATCAAATCCAGAATTAGAAAAATTTATTAAACAACCTGTGGGCGAAATAGTAGATGGATTACCTGGATATGTAAAAACTACAACAAAGGCTATTACTACAATAGGAGGGCTATTAACATATCTTCGAGAAGAAATAGGATTGAAGAAAGGAGGGGTCATTACACCCGAATTATTTATCGATGATGATGAATTAATGGAATATAACTAGGGGTTTTTATCCCGATAAAATAAATTTTAAAAAAAATAAAGTATGAAAAATTAATTGATTTTTATTTTTTATTCTATTAGTTTTCAATTAACTAATAAAATGAGTTTAACAGATATTATTGCAGAAGCTATTAATGTGCCAAATATGGATGTCAAAAATATTACTAATATTATAGAGGAGTATAACAAGTATGACATTAGAGATTTTGACAATTATGAGTCTGTTATTGAAATAGAAATAGCAGGTATAACAAGAGTGTTAATCAAAGATACTTTGGAAATATTTCAAAGTTGCCAGAATTGTTTGTTTAAAAATAACAAAATGGTTTGGCATAATGATAAAGAATTAAGTGAGGTTGAACTATTCAACAAAATCTTTGTAAAAGACATTTATCGCAAAGACCATTATAATAAATATTGGAAAAGAAATATTTTTTTAAATGAAGATGCATTTACAAATTTTTATTTTCGTTGTTTAATTGAAGCAACAATTTATTTACAATACAATTTTGTAGAAGATGAAGAAGAAGATGATTACGTGCAAATAAAATACAATGGCGTTTGTTTGTTTAGCGAACGTGCAAGTGATTGTCAAGATACTGATAAGTATCCAAATTTAAAAGATAAATTTTGTGATATTTATTATTTACCTTAATATATAAGTTTAATAAGAATAAAATTTAAGAATAATAAGAATAAATATAAGTTGGTAAATCCAACTCATATTTAATATAATTCAAAATAGGCCAAAATTAATTGATTTTTATTTTTTATTCTATTATTTTTCAATTAATTTTAATATGTCTGACTTAACTGAAAAACAAGCTTACAATCAAATGGTTGATGTTATATTGTCATATTATGTAAAGGAATCTTCAATTGGCGTGAGTGATAAAATGAAAAATTCATTTACAGATGAAGTTTGGAAATCAATGCTTGATGCTGTAATCAAAGATGAATTTGATGATAATCATAGTGATTTTTTTGAATTTTGTTTTCATATAACAAGATGTGAAAAGGTGAGAATCAACTTTTTGAAACAATCTTATTACAAAAAAAGATGTCCTTTGCTTTGTGAATTTTTGCAAGCATTATAAAGTTTAATAAGAATAAAATATAAGAATAAATATAAGTTGGTAAATCCAACTCATATTTAATATAATTCAAAATAGGCCAAAATTAATTGATTTTTATTTTTTATTTTATTATTTTTCAATTAATTTCGAACCCAGCTTACAATGTCTTTCGAAGGTAAAGTAATTGATTTAAAGTATAAAAATTGCGAGGTTGCCTATGGCTTTAAGAATTGGAAATCTTTCATTGAATTTTATGAAACAAATCATTTTAGATTGTGTATGGATAGTGAAGATAATAAACATTATTTTCTTGCGAACTTTAAACCAAAGACGAATCATAAGGGAGAACTTGTATTCCAAAGAGGAGGTGCGAGAATTGCGTTATGTTGTATGGAAACAAGTGAGGCATTGCCAGTAGAAGAACACGAACCATTAATCATTTGTAAAGTAAATGTAAAAGAACTTAAAGAGGGTTGTAGAATTTTCTACGCAGACCAAAGAGTTATTGGAGAAGATATTGAAAATTATCTTGAATTTATGAATTTTGCAGAAATAAATTGGGGTAAAAAACCCGATATTAACTTACCTAAAGTTAGATATCCGTTAAGTGATGCTGAGAAGAAACAAAGAGTAAATGCAGGAAAGCAAAGAACAGATGCGTTAAATGAAAAAGATGAACGTATCAAAGAATTAGAAGGTCGTATAGAACAGTTAGAAAGAGACAATGTAAAATTAAAAGAAGAGGCAGAAGAAGCTCTTTCTAAAGGAATAAAATATATTCAAAAACTTAGAAAATTAAAGGAAGAAAAGAAAGAGAAGAAAGCGCCTGTTTTAATATTCTTTGATGATGAGGAAGAAGAGAAACAATTTGAAATATAAGTTTAATAAGAATAAAATATAAGAATAATAAGAATAAAATATAAGTTGGTTATTCCAACTCATATTTTTAATATTTTATAAAAGAAAAGAAAAAAAAATTTAAACATTTTCTTTTGTAATTATAAATGACAATTGACGACGAAAAGTTTAATGAGGTTATGAAACTTGCAACATATACAATTGACTTAGACCATTATAGAAAGTTTGGAACAGAATATTTAATTCAAGTAGAAAAGTATTTGAATTCAACAGTCTATTGGGAGTTTGAGGATTTGATTAATATAATTATTAAAGATGGAGAAAATCATATCTCATATACATTAGATAAATCAAACTTTAAAGCAAGAGTTGAAGACTTAATTAATACCATATATTCAAGTGGTGATTTAATAGCGAGGCTTAAGTCAATATGATAGAATAAAAAAGAAAATAAAATCTCTACTATAATATAAATGATAAGAGTCAGAAGACCATACCAAGCGCCAAGACGACAATTAGCAGTTCCAATCACAGCTCATACGGGTGAATTGGTAGTTCCATTGAAACAAACAAAAGCATTGAACGAATTTTTATTTTCATCAAAAGAAGAATTACCAAGAACGTTAAGAAATGATTTGAAGAGATTAATTACTACTGTTCCAATTGCTTTATAAATAATTTATTATCTTCTTTCGAATATAATAAATAATGCCAGTAAAGAAAAAACAACCTAAGAAAGCTAAAATAGTTGTTAAGAAAAATACTAAATCGAAGGCCGTTCCAAAGACAAAACAATATTCGAACATTCAAAAGGTTTCTCAGAATGTTAATGTTATTGTTGGGTCTCAAAAAGCAAAGAGAAAGGGAACTTCAAAACCTAAAACAAAGATTGAATATGTTCCATTTGGAGGTGGAGGAGGAGGCGGAGTAGCCCCTTTTGACCCATCAATGTATTCGGTATATAGATTGCCCCCAGAAGGTAATAAATTTCCATACCCATATCAAAAGCCGGAAACCCCTCTATTACAAAATCTTGAAACAGCAAGATTGACATACAAAGCAGATAATGCACCTTTAGAAGTCAGTGGATTAGTGGCAAATAAAATGTTGAATAGATTAGAAAAGCAAAGTAATCTATCAAACGAAGATACAGAAACAGTAATTGCAACACTTGCTGAAGACTATGATGAGAAACTATTACAAGCAGGAAGGGATGAAGAAAGAAGAAGAGAAAGACAAAAGAGAAGTGAGGCTTCAAAAAGAGGTGCTGAGACAAGAAGACAGAAGGAAGGAAGTAAGAAACAAGTGAAAAGTAAATCTTCAAAGATAAGTGCTGAGGGAAAGATAAGAGGTGATGGAAAGAGAAAGAAAATAGAGTTTGAGATAACGCCAAGTGAAACTGAAATAGAGAATGAACTTGATTTAAATTTTAGAAAGGGAGGAGTAATTTCTCAATTTACATTTTCAGGTTATCAATAATTTAGTATAAAATAATTCTAATATTAGACTTATTTTATGTTTAAAGCTAGACTAATACTAATGTTAGACTATATATAGGATACAGTATAGCTTAATATATAGCCCAACCCCCTATGGAATCAACATTAAACCGGTTTAATATAGTTTAGTATGGGGTTAAGCCCAATATATATACTATATTTAGTCTAATACGGGTGTTAGACCCGTGTTTAACCTATAATTTAAATTAAAATAAATCTAATTAGACTAACTTTTTGTCTAAAGATATTTAAAAAAATAATTTTTTTTCTTATATATATAATAAAATGTCTAGCATAGCAGAACAAATTAAATCCAATAGAAGCAAACTCTCAGCAGGTTCAATTAGAACATATACATCTCTTATTAAGTCTTTATCAAAGGGTCTTGGTATTGAGATGAGTAGAAGCTCTATTAAAGAAAACGTTGATAAGATTATCGAATATACTAAAGACTTCGCAGCTAAGAAAAGAAAGACTATTTTCTCTGCTTTAATTGTCTTACTTGACGATAACTCTAAAGACGTATCTCATAGCGACTTGCTTGATAAACTTCGTCTCATCGTTATGAAAGACAGTAAAACAGCTGATTCTGAGACTGAAAAACAGCAACTTTCAGATAAAGAAAAGGAGGCTTGGATGTCTTGGGATGATATTATGAAAGTTTATAATAACTTAAAAAAGGAAGTTCAGCCTCTTTGGAAGATTGAAGATTTAAAGAAGTCAGCTTTTATGCGTCTTCAAGATTTTGTTATGTTATCTTGTATGCTTCTCATTCCGCCTAGAAGAAGTCTCGACTGGGTAGATTTTCGTCTCAGAAATATCGATAGTCAAAAAGATAACTACTTAAGCGGAAACAAACTCATCTTCAACTCTTATAAAACAAAACGTTATTATGGACGACAAGAGATTGATATTACTAAAAATCCTCTCAAGAAGATTTTAAATGATTGGTCTAAATTAAATACAAGTGATTATTTATTATTAGATACAACTTTAAATCAACCTCTTAATCAAACGAAACTAACTATTCGTCTCTACAACTTGTTTGGAAAGAAGATTAGTGTCAATATGCTTCGTCATATCTTTATAACAGAGAAAGTTCTTCCAGATATACCGGCTCTTCAAAAGCTTAAAGAAACAGCAGAACAAATGGGTCATTCCGTAGAAGAACAAATGTTATATAAAAAAATAAAATCAAATGATGATAGTAAAGAATGATTGTCAAACTATTAAAGACTAACAATCTATCGCCTTACAAATTCATAGCTCAACTTGAGGATGGAAAACGAATTGGATTTGGAAGAAAGGGCTATCGGGATTTCCTACTTACCAATGATGAGAAATTAAAACGTAATTATATAGCTCGACATAAGGTGAGAGAAGATTGGGGTGATAAAAGAACGGCGGGATTTTGGGCCCGTTGGATACTGTGGAATAAACCTACTATTGAGGAAAGTATCAAAGATGTTGAAAACAGATTTAATTTAAAAATTATTATTTAAACTAATTTTTTTCTTTTATATATATTAAGAAAAAAATTATGAAGGTTCAAGTTTGTGATAAATGTTTGTATTGTAAGCCATATATCAATATTGAGGATAAATGGAAGTCATTTTTATGTCCTAAGTGTTCTCGATTTCAAAGAATGAAATTTTCACTACAGGACTTTTTTCAAATTTAATCGACGTTTTGGAATTCGTCCTTCTTGTCTTAAATCACTCAATGTGGCAGCTATCTTTTGTTTTCTTGCTATATCTAATGAAAGACCCTTCTTGGAAAGTGGATTACCTGATTTTCCATAAACTTTATAAAGAGGTTGTAATGGCTGTTTCCTAATACGATATGTCATTTAATATACTTACTAGAAAATAAATAAAATTACTACATTACTCACATTACTACTTTTTTACTTACTCAGCTCTTTCTATATAAATATATATAATAATGCGGTTATTATATATATAAGGAACATATAATTTATAAAACTAAAGTAGTAAGTAGTAATGTAGTAAGGTAGTAAGGAAATTAATTAACTTTACATATAGTTCCCCCTATAATCATCTCACTGAAGTTGGTTGGCTCAGCCTTTGTTGCGGTATCAATTATGTTGATTAATATCTTACTATTTAATTGACTTCTAAACTTATAGTTCAAATTACCCGATGCCAAATTGTGGGCTGGAAATGGATAACTTACATTTATATATCTTACATTTCCATAATCGAATTGTAGTTGAGGAGATTGAATTTCTAATCTCATATATGTGGGGTCTGTTGAAAACGATAATTGAATTGTATTCACGTAGATATCGTATTCACCATTTGCGTCAAAATCCAACTCAATAGGAAGATTGTTTGTTAAATCACTTGCTTTAATCAAAAGTTGGAAAGAAGCCTCATCTTTGTATGGCGCAGGAACTAAATATTGAGTATTCATTATTTATTATAATAAAGGATATTATTTTTTAATTTTGGATTTTATCGAACTTAACAAAGTATTCAGGAACACCCTTCACAAAACTTACTGTTAAGAATGAATGCGGCTGTTTCCAAGCCTCGTTTAAATATTCCTCAGGAATACCAAATTCATCCATTATATCTTTCTTCTCACTTTGAACGTCAGTTCGCCAAAATGAAGCTATGTCAGTATTTGCTCTTACTATCGTGTTTAATCCCTTCAATTTTTGAGATGTTATAATCATCGATGTCTTAAGATGTCTCATACCTGTAATTATCTTATGAAACACTTGGTTCTTTTGATTACTCTTTGGAAGCCATTGCAAACAATCGTCAAGTATGATTAAATTAGCAGGTTTTCGCCCTTCTTCTTCCTCATCAAAGTTATCATTGAAAAATTTAATCTTTGCTTCAATTTCTTGAAGAACATCATTATTCATTTCCTCATAGTAATTATTTGTCTTCTTCAATTCCTTTACTAATTTAGAGTATTTACCATCTGTTCCATTCGGATTAATCATATAGATATTATCAAAAAAACCTCGATATCCCCCTTCTTCGGGTTTCGTCTTTAATAGGTTTATTACGACTGTTGATTTACCGCTACCTTTACGGGCTACAACAAGATACAATATTCCAGTTCTTTGTGGAAAAACATCATCACTATTCGGGCTTGAAAGTTGGTTATCAAGCTTCTTAATTTTCTCTGTCAATTTTGACGGCTTTAGGTTAATAGAACTCATTTTAAATAATAAAAAGAAAATCTTTTATAATATTAAACAATGAATGGTTTAAACAATTCGGCTTTGTATCCGTATAGTCTAAACAACTTACAAACTATAAATACATCAGATGGCGGAACTCTTCCTGTTTTATGTGATGTTCCTCTTATTAAAACTTTAACAACTTCAAATCAAGAAATATCTCTCTATGAAAGCTCACAAGATGTTATTGATTTTAGATACTTTGATAAATCTCTAAACGTATCAGATTTAAATGCGGAAACAATGTATGCAACTGGTGCCAAATTTTTCCTTCTTAATGCTACAGGCGCTACTGTAGATACTCTTTACGCATCAACCTCTATCTACTCGAATTCAAGTGCTTCTTTTCCAAACGCGCAAGTAGATGTTTATGGGCTCGACATAAACCTAAATGGTATAAAAAGCAGGGGCGGATATACAGGACCTTGGTTATACTCACAAAGTGGAACATTTGAATATGTTTTAGCTAAAACCGGCGCCTTTACCAACATATCTTGTAATTCAGGAGTTTTCAATAGTATTTCTGCTAATTCTTTTACTATAAATTCGGTTAATATACCAAATATAACTTTCACAACAGCAACAGGAACTAATTTATATTCTACTATGATGAGTGGAACAAATGCTTACTTTCAACGTATAAACTCGCCAACAGTAGGAGATTGTGAATTTGATAACTTTCGTGCTTCTAATGCTGTATTTGCGCCTTATCATTACGTTCAAAATGCTGTAATTTCAACAACCAATAATAATAGTCTAGAAATCGTTCCAGGTGGAAATGAAGTAGTCTATTTTAGAAGAGGTATAGCTGATAGTGCTAATCAAATAACTATAGACCCTAATGGCGGTGGTTTGTATGCCCCAACAGGATATTTTACAAATTGTGTAATTGGAAATCTTGATTGTAGTAATGCTAATTTTACCTTGATGCTTACTGGCGCTACAGCTTATATTCAAGATGCTTATATACAAAATCTTTATGCTCGAAATACGATAGCAACGGGAACGTTTAAGGGAAATTTTAAAGTTAGAAATACTGATAGTATTGAATTTCAAGCAAATAATGGTTCTCAAATATGTCAAATTACACCATCAGCAAATACAACACCCCCTTCGCTGTCTTATTCAACAACAGCTCTTGTAGGAAGTCAATTACAGATGACGATGACAACAAGCGGAACTACCTTATCTGGAGTCAATGATATCTCATCTCAAACAGCTCAAGTTCTTACACGCGCAGATGATAAACAATTATCGATTAATTACGTTGGTTCGGTATCAAATGATTTAACGGTCAATGGACGGGCTAGTGTTGGCTATCTTGTTTCAGCCCCTAGTAATGGTTTGATTGTGTCAGGAAATACTTCAATTGGAACAGCAAGTAATGTAAATAAATTAGATGTAAGTGGTGGTATGGCTGTTGGAACATACGCGGGTGTAAATACAGCGCCATCTAATTCTTTAATTATTAGTGGAAATATAGGTGTTTCAACAGGAACAACAGCTCAAAATCTTAGTGTGAATGGAGATGGTTCTATTAATAATGGTTTATGGGCTAACAGAATAAACATAGGAGGAAATTTACAAACATCAACTAGAGGCTTTGAATTAGACTGCAAAGGATATCAGCGTTTCTATAGTCATACTAATTCAAACGGATTTCAACTAGACATTGGTAGCTCGGGACCATATTCTAATTTTAGAAGCGGTTTTTTTTATAAGCCTGATGTCTCATTTTCAAGTGATAAAACACTTTATATTGTTAATGCTGATGGCGCAAATGCTTCAAACACATATCTAGGGTCTATTCAGCTGGCACCAAATAATGCTAGTCTCGGAAATTTAACTTGCTATGGAAACGGCCATACCCTAATCACTACAAATGCTAATGATTATTGCATCAAGACATTGCAAAACGCTTCAAATGGGTATGGATTAAGAGTTGATTGCCCTTATAATGGAACCTATTTAGCGCAATTCAATGGTAAAATAGATAGTGGTAGTTTTGAAACAATAATGACACTGCACGCCGAAGGCGGAAATAATGGTTGCCTCGTCCTCGGGGCCTATCCCGTTGCGCCTTCAAATGTTTTTAAACTCTGGGTTGCGCCGCCTAAGAATAATTCGGTTCAAGACACTTACGTTGGAATAACCAATCAAACCTTCCGCGCAAACGGAACTATGTATATTGGAATGGGAACGGGTAGTGTTTGTGATATTTTGACTACAACTAGTAATAATCATATTGATATTTCGCCAAATGGGTCTCAAAGAACTAGATTTGCTGGAAATGGTGAGATTTTTCTTAACGGCCAATCGACATCAACTTCATCAGTTTTAAACTCAACAATGACAATAACGAGTGTGAGTTATTACGGGGGCGGAGGGACGAGTTATTACTCGACACACGGGTTAGGTAATTATATTCCGCTCGTAAATATTTATCATAATGCTGGCTTCGCTATCGGGGCTGGAACAAACTTACTTGCTTCTACAGAGTATTATAGAACTAATCATTCCGCTTGGATTGTAGCGGGAGGAGTTCAACAGCTACGTTGCGATTGGACGGGTAAATACGAAATATTAGCTAATCTCACGGTTCAAATGGATACTCAATATGCTTTAGCAGGATACATTCTTTATATCAATGGTGGAGGTTATACTTACCAGTATCAAACGAATCCAGTAGCGAACGGTTATGTTTCAATGAATGTCAATCAAGTTATTCAATTATCGACAGGAGACACTATTCAATTCTACCTTTACGTAAGCGCCGGAAATGCGTATGTTATTGGAGGAAGTAATGTTTCTATGCGTTATGTTGGATAAATAAAATTATTTTCTTTACAAATAGTAAAAATGGAGATAGATATCAAAATAATAACTCAACAGCAGTTAGATTTTGTGAATATGAGAATTTTAGATATTCAAAGAACACTAGAAGGATTACTTCTTGATAAACAACGACTTGAAGGAATTCTAAATGCATAAAAAAATTATTATTTTCTTTTCAATGAGTAAAATACTATGGGGATATTTGGAAATCTTTTTTCACCGCTTTTTGAAGAAGCGGGCTCAGCGTTAGGCGGATTAATAGGTTCCGTGGCAGGCGATAAAGGTAGAGAAATCGGCTCTAAAATTGGCCGCGGTGGTGGTGGTTTAGTTGGTGGTTTATTACCTTTCAAAAAGGGAGGAGTTGTAGCTAAAAATAAAAATGGAAAGAAGAAACCGCCTCATTTGGTTAAGGGCTCAATGGCAGCTAAACGCCATATGAAAGCTGTTCGTATGGCAAAAAAGTAAATTATTATATTTATGATTAGTAAATGAATAGCGAAGACAAATTCAATTATCATTGTGATAGAGTAAGAAAACTTATACAAAATAAATTATTATCTAGCAATAAGAGTAAAGACAATGTTAGCAAAATCCATTATATTACCTACGACATATAGAAGACCTCAATTCTCTATCAACGATAGCTTGCATAGAAGAGAACTACTATTAGAACAAGCAATTTTAAGAAGCCGACAATTACCTACACCAAGGGTTAATTAATAAACTGTTTGAGATGACAGAATTTAGACATTTTTTAATTGATTTTTAAAAATTAATTAAAAAAAAGTTAAAATATTATCTTTTATATATAAAAAAGATGCCAAGAACAAAAAAAGTAAATCGTGTAGAAACACAATTCGATAAAGAAGAGGTTGAAAGAGTGGATTGTAAAGCTCTTGCTTACATCTGTTTAAACTGGGAAAGATTAGACGTTGGAAAGGCTTTTGACCCTATTACTTGTTGTATGTTATCCAACGAAGCTTTTCTTACTTTAATGAAGAATGTTGTGAAATCTGTTAAGGTAAAAGGTCAAGATTTCCCTATTGGTTTAAGGGATATCAAGTATAAACGTGGAGAATTAGGCTTTGGAAGACTTAATTGTAAGTCTCACGGGTATATTAATATTTCTAGGGTTATTAGACATACTCTTTGTAATGTAAAATTATCCAATGGAAATGCCTTCAAGAAATACGCAGATTATGATATGAAAAATTCGCATCCCTATGTATATTTACATCTTTGTAATATTATCGATGAAAAGTGTCAAGGACTAGTTCAATATATCGAACAAAGAGACCATTTTCTCTCATCATTAAAAGAAGTTCATCCTCATCTTTCAAAAGACGAAGTTAAACAAGCTTTTTTATCTCGATTAAATGGTGGAAGTGCTAGTGATATCACAGTTGATATTGAAGGTGGTTATTGGGCTCAATATTGTAGAGATGTTGATAGATGTAGAGAATTGATATTTGAGAAATTAATCAAAGTTCAATATCCTCAAATCATCAACTACGTGAAGAATAAGAATGCTGATGGGGAAAATACATTTAACTTTAAAGCAAAATGTATTTCGAAATTACTTGAGAAATATGAGGATGAAATTAGAGAGTGTCTTGAAGTTGAATTCGAGAGAATGGGTGTGGATGTGTCCGTCCATTGTTATGATGGAATTCAATCATACATTGGCTTTAATAAGATAAAGGTCAATGACTTGTTATTAAAAGAAGTTAGTAGAAATTTAACTACAAAAATGGGATTTGAAGTTCAAATTGTTGAAAAGGCTATGAATGAGGGGTTAATTATTCCTAGTGATTTCTATAACACTTTTGACTTTACAAAATGGAATTCTTTCAAAAAGGAATTTTGTTATCCTCAAATCGATGATTTATATGCTGGAAAGATGTTTATTCGTCTTATTGGGGATGAGAATATTATGAGGGTTATCAATAAGTTTGATGGCTCTTTTATCCTCTATCTTTTCAATCAAAAAACAGGTAGATGGATTGTGAATGATGAGAGAAATAATGCTATTCGTGATATTGCTCTAACATTCGGTAATAAATTAAAATTTGAGGAAGAAATCGTTGTAGTTGATGAAGAAGGTAATGAAACATCGACATTTCGTTGTCATAACTATATAGGTCAAAACAGCAAGTTAAACGCGATGACTAATATGGTTGTTAATTTGGTAAGGGAAGTTAGTGATATTAAGTTTCGTGAGATGAACCTTGCTACAAAGGAGAAATTACTATTTAAAAATGGTGTTTTAGATATGAAAACATTGAAATTAGAACCTTTCAGTAGTAAGTATTTCTTTCTTAATGGTATTACTAGAGATTATATTGACTACAAGAACAATAAGGAATTTGAGGAATTAAAAAAGTTAGTTAATAAGCTTTGTTTTGAAGATGCTTTTGACTTGGATGGATATCGTGAGAGTGGTGAATTTTTAAAGATTGGTCTTGGTTTTGGATTAGCAGGTAGAACAGATATTAAGAATTGTTTCTTTAATATTGGTGATACTAACTGTGGTAAATCATTACTTACTCAAATATTGAAACTTGCTTGCGATGAGTATGTCTCAACATTCGATGCGAATAATTTCATCTTACAAAAGAACGAAGATGAAGCTAAAGCGTTAAAATGGTTATATGATAAAGTTGGAAAACGTATTATGATTAGTAATGAAATGAAGAGAGGAAGTAGAGATGAATTAAGTATTAAGTTTGACATCGAGTTATTGAAGAAAATTGTTGGTGGAGGCGATACTTTAAATGTTAGAAAGTTAAATAAGAATGAGGTAGAGATAATTAATCAAGCATTATTTATATTTATGCTTAACGATAGCCCAACTTACTCAAATCCAAATGATGAAGCATTTAGAAATCGTGCGATGATGTTAGAGTATAAAGTTCAATTTTTAAATGAAAGCGAAATTAATGAAACAAATAGACACTATGTAAAATCAAAAGATACTACAATTATGGAAAAATTCGTAAAGAACGATATGTGGAAGGATGCATTACTCAACTTACTACTCGAACAATACAAAATTCACTGTAATTCCAATTTAAAGGACTTACAGCCAAATTCTATAAAAGAGGCAAATAGTGATTGGTTAGACGATGGTTCAAATAACGCATCATTTAGAGACTTACTACTTTCAAAGTTCGACATTACTAATTTAGAAATAAATAAGTTAAGCTTGATTGAAGCTTACAATTCTTTTTCTTCAAATGAAGTAAAAGGTATGTCGAAAACTAAATTTGGAAAAGAAGTAAGGAAATGTATCGCGCTTAAACAACCCAACCAAGGTAAGGTATGGATAGGTGATAAAGTTGTGGCTGGATTTATAGGTATAAAAGTTATAGAATAATCATATAAACTTACTACATTACCATTACTCATTTCATTTTCCTTTTCCTATATAAATATGTATAAAAACGCATATAAAAATAATGAAAGGAACATATAAAATATAAAATACATATAGTAAGTAGTAATGTAGTAAGTATAGTAAGGTAGATATATATACTTAAAATCAACCCTAAATAAAAAAGATTAAATTTAAAGGCTTAAATAGGCTTTAAATTTACCATTTAAATTGAGATGCATAAGAACTTCTCACTTGTTGTTGTGGAGGTGCTTGAGTTTGCTTTATTTCCTCATCTATCTCTTTTAATAACGCTTTCTTCTTTTCAATCTTCTTTCTAGCTCTGATTATCTCTTCATCGGTCTCTTCTGTCTCATC